CTAACCAGTGCCCACCACTGGACCCACAGTTCTTTCCCGTTGGATCTAAAGTGCAAACTTTAGGTAAAATTGACAAGCTGATTGCCCCTTTTTCGTCGAGCGTGACCCAAATTGGACCCTCACCGTTGCAACCTTTCTTAGAACCTCCAAAGACTTACCCAGCAAACCTGTATAAGAACAAGAAAGGTGAGCCCGTTTTGTTGCAGCCCATTCAAACCCAGTTTGTTCCCAACATTGTGTTCCCCCAGGATGTTGTTGATATAGCCACTAGAGACTATCTAGCTGCTATAATTTCGATTCCCACGATGTACTCAAAGAGACCCAGATTTCTCACTACGAAGGAGGCTTTTGAGGGTATACCAGGAGACTATTGGATAAAACCAATAGAGTTGTCCACTTCCAGTGGATGGCCTTATAACTTGGTGTATTCTAAAGGAAAGCATGAGTTGGTGGAGAGGAAAGAAGATCTATCAATGGTAGTAGATGAGGTATTATTGCGAGCAATAATGAGGCGAGAAGATTTTGCGAAGAGATTGATAGATGTTGGAACCGTGATTGTTGATACCAAGAAAGATGAGTGTAGACCCCTGGAAATGGTTGAGATTGAGATGGATGGTGTGAAAATGATGGTCCCAGACAAGAAGAAGACTAGAACCATTTCTAATTGCCCACTTGACATGACTATCTTCTGTAGGAAGATGTTGATGTTTTTCAACGCCCACCTTGGAAGTACCAGATTGAACGTTGGTCCAGGAGCTGCTCTAGGTCTTAATCCACATTCGCAAGAATGGGGAAGGCTCCTAGAGAATTTGAAGGTGCATGGACACAATTGGCTTGCCGGTGATTATAAGTATTGGGATAAACGAGTGCCTTTTCAACTTTGCATGGCCATGTACAAAATTGTATGTGGTTTTTACAGAAATATGACTAAAGAGGAAAAGCATATGATGAAGACGTTAATAGTGAGTGTGTTTAGTGCTTATCGTCTTTACGAAGACAATTTGTACAAAATGCATCAATCTATGCCTAGTGGTATTCCTATCACGACGACATTTAATTGCACTATTAATAATTTGTTAATGCGAATAATCTTTATATTATTATGTAAAGAACATGTAGGGAAAGATTGGTACGAAGTTTATCACAATTATTATGATAATTGTGTAGCTATGAGTGCCTATGGTGATGATCATATTGTGAGAGTGCATAAGATGTTCCCATGGTTCAATATGATCAA